CTCCTCTCAAATCTTTGGGGTTAGAATCTGTGGGATATAATAATAACCCAAGCTCTGTTTGAGTTGGATCCAGATCGCAAGATATGGAAGCCTTTGCATTAGAGATTTTTTGTGCTGTTGTTAGCACATTTGGTGTGAAGTTAGAGATTTTAGTTTCTTGCTTTGCCAACGTCAAGGGCTGCGTATCGAATCTTTGCTCAAAATTGAACTCTTTTCCAAAGCACTTCGAAGACAAAGCCCTAGAAATCATTTCTTTGCATACATCTTTGACAAAGTATAAGAAGAAGTAGTTTTCTCTACCTTTTTTAACAACATTGTTCTTAAACCAAAGCTGAAATGCGTCCAAAGAAATAGGAATGTCTCCTATATTCATTGTCTTGTATATTCCATTAAGCTCGGCATTCTTTGTTGGAGTTTCTTTTGAAGCACTTTCAATAAACTCGATTTCTCTTAAGTTATAGCCACAGTTGATTAAATCTTCAAGATTTTTTGCTTTAAATGCCAGCAAAGGGTCAATCATTTCAACGTCTGATATAAAGAAGTTAAAGTTTAATGGTTTAAGACCGTCAGAAGTGTTGTTGCTGTTATTTATCTTTATCTCTTCTATTACAGCATCTAATAGATCCCCCAGGTAAAAGAACGGAATAGCTATTTTGTCTTGCTTCATCATTTCTTCAAAAGATTTAGTAGCCACTTCTGAATATGCTTTTGCTACCTCTCCTGCGTCTCGTGATTCATCTTTGCTAATAGAGTCTATAAGCTCTTGGTTGATGGTGCCTGCTCCTGCTTTCAATATCTCTAATGTTTCATTATTTCTTCTTTTTACTCTTTTTTGGCGCTGTTTGGGTGTCAGATCCTTATACGGCGTCATCGACAACTCATTTGGATTTAAAGATATAAAACGAATAGCGTCAGCGCTGTATATATTTTTAAGAAGTTTTTTATATTTAACATTTTTGTCAATATTTTTGAGTTCTTTGATCTCTTCTAAAGCAGCCTTTTTCTTTTCTTTATCAGAATCTGTCAGATTACTTTCATCAATGTCATCGATGTTATCAATAATCTCTTCCTGACCTTTTATATCTTCCTTTATTAACTTTGGAGTTTCATCAAAGATATCAGCCGTTCTACCGGACAACAAGCCAGCCAAACTAGCTTGATAATCTACTGTCAGTTCTAAACTTCCATTTTGGTTAAAGCTGATTTGGTGCTGTGTCATTTGTAAGAATAAAGATATTCTTGAATCTGCGATGGCTTCTACTAGATTTTCTGCTTTTGAATCATCTTTTACTAACTCTAGAATGGTTTCTTTGTCCGGAACAGCCCAGCCAGCACAAATCTTAACTCTATAGTTTCTTCCTTCGTATCCTTTGTGAAGTTCTGGCTTTATTAGATCGTCCGGGCAAGACTTTACCTCGGGATCATCTCCTTCTTTTTCTGTTAACTTTTTTACAGCCGGGGAGTTGATAATCAAATCTAGAAAGTTAGGTGTTTGTTGCCCAGCAGAAGATGCTCCATTGAAAAAATCATTAACTGATTGAAAATACATAACCAAAGTAGCTTTGATGTTATTGTCAACTTCAGCCGGCTGAACGCCATCTAACGACCAACTAAACGATTTAATGCCGGCACCTGTGGCTCTGCCTGCTCTTCCGGATAAAATATCTGATATGTCGTCTTGCGTTAGAAAGTTTGGGATCTCCAAATCAGACATTATGGCGCGACCGTTTCCGTCTGTTGCTACATTGCCAAACTTATCATAGTCTAATCTTGAAATCTTTAAATAAGGAACCAAAAGAGCATAAACTTCTGGACATATATTTAACAGTGCTTCCACGGCGCCGGTCTTGCCGCCGTGCTGAATGGTATTGATAATGCTGCCTGGGTCTCCATCCGTGGTTACAGGAATGACGTGCTTATAGTTAGCATTGCCTCTTTGATCAACTAGTTTAGAGATATTCTCTAAAAGATAACACTGAAAGTCAAAAGGAGTTAGTTTGGGAGCCTCTCTCTTTGTGGCGTTTTTTGCTGATTCGGGAGCATCTTCTATGGATTTAACTAGACCCTCTGGTGTGTCGTCAACCTGTCTCGGAGTAGCGGCACCAAAAAAAGCTAAGATATCTTGCAGTTGCCTATTTGCAAGTTCATCCGAATCAACAACTACATCCAGTATTTGACTTATGTCATTTTTTCTACTTTCATATATATCATTTATCAAAAGGTCAGCTTCATATATAAGACTGCCAAAGGCGCCTGGACCTTGAATAATATCTATTAATAGATTCCTTAGTGCCTGTTCTTCTGCAGGTCTATTCTTGCCGATTCTTAAATATTCTACTGTTGGTTCGTTATTGAAGATAGTATTAATCTCTCTCCAGTCTGAGTACGTTGTCAGATCACTAACCTCTGCTATTTTTTCTTGTATGGAATCTATCTGCTTATTTTGAAATTGTTGAGTTCTTTCATCAGCTTCTGGGGCATAAGTTGTTTTTGTGAAATCTTGTAAAATTACTAATAATTTATTAGTTAAATCAATAAACCTATCCCCGGGATATCCACCGTCGCGCTTATTGAGATACCAGCCCTTCTCGGTAAGATATTGCATAATATAGTATTGCAAAAATATAGGCTCAAATGAGGAGCGTTGGGATGCAGCATCTAAATAACTTAAATTGCTAATTGTATAATCTGATGCCCTTTGTATTAACGAAACATTTTTATAAAGTATATCTTGTGACCGAGAAACTCGCCTACTAAAATAGTTTTTAATGTTTTCTAGAGCAGTCGTCGGAAGCTTATCTGAATCTATCCTAAATTCTTCAAAATATTCCGGGTCGATTCCCGTTATTAAGCCAATTTTTTTATATATTGTCTTATTGTCTATGAACTTAGTATCTTCAAGCAATTGTTTTGCTTGAGAAAAGGTTGTTATTCCCTGTCCATCGTTTATGTTTGCTTCGCGGGTTGCTTTTTTTATATCTTCACTAAATTCAGAATCATATTTTTCTTCAAATAAGGATAGTGCCTCTTCAAAAGAGACAGTTTGCCTGTAATTCACAAGAAGAGTTAAAGCCTCTAGTTCTCGCGCGCGGTTTACTGCTTGCTTCGCCATAACAATCCCCTACCTATCGTAATATCTGAGGATATCCTGCAGAGGAAGAGGAATATATATTAAATCTCCTACTGTTAGATCTGCTTCGGTTGGCTTTTGGTTGAATAAAGCAATAACCCACCAATATTGGGCTGACCCATAATATTGTATTGAGAGCTTAAAAAACCGATCCCCTGTTGTCCATATATGACGAGTTCGCGTCAGTCCTTTCATTTCCTCTACTGTGGGGTAGTCAAGTTGAGGAGTAGAATAATAACGGATTGAGTTTAAGTGCCTATCTTCTAATAGGTTTTCATACAGATCATTCTTGTCTGTTATGGAGAGTTTTCTTCTTCTATCGTATCTTGTTGGCATTAGGAGCCTTCCAAAACCAATGCTTGGTTAGTTAATTCTGATTGCACATCCACGACAACTTCTTCACCCTCTGTAAGTAAAGTTCTTTGATCCTCTGCTACATAAACTGCATTTGGGAACTGCCTTTTCATTCCGGTAGAAAAGTTTGAATCTCCTGTTATGGCATCCTTTTGCCAACCGGTTAAGTGAGTATGTAAAACATTAAATGTGAAGGATATACTTACTTTTTTTGGAATAAATGTATTTTCTTTACCAGTAATCGTATAAAGTCCCCTATCAGAATCGCTGCCGGGGGTCCGTCCCTGAAAGGATCCTGCTCCAACATCAAGTGTGGGTCTTTTGTTGACATTTGTGACGCCGCCAGTAGTCCTTGCTCCTCCGACCAGAGAACTTTCGGGGGATCTGCCGGAATTTAAATCTCTAAATACATTCTGACTTTTAATGATAAAGCCGCCTTCTCCAATATCCGGTGAATAGTTAACTCCACCATTTATATATCCATACAAATACCCAGCGCCAAATGAGTTGTTAATAAGGTTTGTCCACTTCATGCCCAATAAAGGCGCTGCTTTTAAAGTAGTTTGAATGCCTCTTTGGTCACTAGTGTATTCAGGGTAAAGAAACTCAATCAAATAGTTGATATTTGCAAGATTTGCTGCAGCCTGATTGATATCATCTGAAACAACATCAAATCCTAGTGAGATCGTTCTTTGTGTGTTTTCAAAAGTAGCCAGAGGGTCCATACGACCATACACTGATGTTTGATTCCAGTTAGAAGAAAACTGATCAGAAAACTCTGTTACCCATCCCTCAAATGAAACTTCTTCAGAAGTAGGCAGATGTTTAACAAAGATGGTAAAAAATGAGTCTGTTCTTAATGACGGTGCTTGAATCATTTATTTATACTCTTATCCATTTGAAAACGCTCCAAAGGCTTTCTTTCCGGAAGTTGAGTTCATTGCCTTAACAACAATGTCGTCAACTTTCTCTTGACCGATGTACACAGCAATGTTTTGTGCTCCATTGCCATTATTATCTAGTTTATTGATTAGTTTTGTTATAGCATTTGTAAGTTGCTCTGTTTTTGGAGCCGTTGTGACTCTGGTGCCAACAGGCATTTCCACCATTTCCGGACCTCTCTCGCCTACCATAGCCATTGAAGTGCCTTGGACCATACTTGCTTGTGGGGATCCAACCACACCACCATCTGCAAAAGCTCCCATTTGTGCCGCTGCTCCGGCGCCTCCGGCCGCAAGCGCGGCAAGGCCCCCAACGCCGGCGATGGTGAAGAGACCTCCTGATAAGATCGTAGCCAATCCGGCTGCTACTAGTCCGAATTGAATGAAACCTCGGATTATTCCGATATTATTTGCTACTACTTTTGCAAGTTTTTCCATGGAATTAATAAAGGGAATAACAAAATCATCAATAAGAGGTTTTGCTTCGATCAGTACGGATCTGAACGCACTTCCAAGTCTATTCATAATATCTTGAGTTGCCCGGGCTGCTTCTGCCACCTCTTCTTGGTTCATTCTCTGTATTTCTAAATCTTCATTTGATTTACCAAGAAGTTCTCTGGTCTTACTTACCGAAAGACCGAGTGCTGACGCAAAGGCTTCCAGTTCCGCGCCGGATAGATCTTCTACCGACACCCCAGCTTGATCGAACCCATCGCGAAGCATCTTGATGCCTTCTATTGGATCCTCGTAAGATGCATTTAGCATATCAATAGAGTTTAAGAATGGTCCACCAAGAATAGCATTAAGGCGACCGACAGACTGGGCCGCTGAATCGAATGTTTTAAACTTTTCGGTTACTTCGATCAAAGTTCCCAGGTCTGTTCCGAGTGCCTTCGCAGCAACTGCCATTTCTTCGAACACTTCTTGACCATCTTCTCCAAAACGAACAATAAAGTCTTTATTCGCCTCAAACTCGCCACCCAGAGTGTTAACATCAACACCTAATGATCTTGCTGTCGAAGCTAAGTCAAGAAGAAGTACATTAGCTTCTTCAACATCCATTCCCATGCCTTGAGTGGCGACTTGTAGAACTTTAGATTGTGTGCTGAAACTGAACCCAAGCTTATTCAAAAGGTTGGTTGTACCAGTAATATCTTCCTGTTGCTGTTGAGATAAGTATGTAAAGTCTCTATACTCGTTCTTAAGCGATATAATAGATTGAGAAACATCATCTAAACTTACGCCGGCCGCTATGTTAGACAGCGCAACATCACGGATAGTCTCATTAAATTCATCACCAGCACCCGTCTGTGCTTTAAACTGCGCGATAACCTTATCTTGCTCAAAACCAAAGTTGACAAGAGATTCTGTTATTTTTAATAGGGTACCTGTTGCTAAGGCTCCCGATTTTATACTTCCTAGAAGACCTTTACCGAATCCCTTAAGTCCATTAGTTCCAAGATTTGCGAAATCCGCAAATTTCTTAAAACCGCCCGAGAGTCCAAGTACAGAATCGGCTAAACCTTCATATAACTGTTCGCCGGAAGCAATGGCATTTTGCTGTTCTTGGATTGCTTTTGTATTTGTCTCTATTTCCTCGGTGGCGGCCGCAATACTATCTGTATAAGACCTATAGGCTTTTTCGGCCGCGCGAACGCTCTTTGTATATTCTTGTATATATTCAGGATCACCCAACTCTTTAGCAACTGCCAGTTGTTCTCTCTGGGTATGGAGATTGTCGCGAAGAGATTTTCCTTGATCCTTGATGAGATCAATCTCTATTTGTCTCTGCTTATTTCTTTCTCTAAGTTCTTCGATGGTGAGTTCAGCCATTTATAAACTCCTAGTTTTTAAACGGCCACCTTAAGCCTGTTTCTTTTTCAAATTTCTCTACCGATCTGGAGAGAGAGTGTTTGGTTTTCATCGTTTTAGGATTATCAAGTCCGTTCTTGATATAGGAATCCATATATCGCTTTTCGCTGCGAAGTGTCTTCATAAAGGATTCAACTTGCGATGTAGAGCCCATCAAGCGAAGCGGAATATCAAAACCACCAAAATATAAATCAAGTAGCATACTGCGCACCTGTCCGGCGAACTTACTATACACTCTTTCATTCAGCGGCTTGCCTACTTGATTAAGATCTATTACTTGTTTTACTATATCGCTCATACGTTTAAACCTCTGTTTAAATATAAATAGTTTAGAAAAAGAAAGAACTTACTTTCTTCTTGCTTTATCTGATTCTTCTTTTTGTCTCTTGAACTCGTTTGTTAAACGTTCAAGGAACCATCGACGTAGAGCGATGGGCAGATTATACATTTCAGTGAACGACCATCCACCATGATGTTTTAATAGAAAAAACTCTTCGTAGACAGACTCTTGGTATTTAGGCGTCAGGCCAAAAAAACCGTGCCGTTAGCGGCATACCTACCTTTCCTTCTTCGTGGCATAAGGGGCAGGTGAAATCAAAACGAAGGTCTAAATCGGGCTTTATCTTCTCATAAACATTTCTTAGATGCTTAACATCGGGGATAGGCATCGCTTCAATGAACTTATTAAGAGTTGGCAAATCAGAATGCTCATTTGCTTGAACAATAATAGACTTTAGAAGACCGGTTACTGGATTTGATGCTCCATTCTTGTCGGTCTTTACTAATAAAGAGGCTATCTTCTTTTCATCTCTTGATGTTAGCAAGCGAACATAGATTCTAACTTTTGATACTGGAAGATCAAAGGAAAATACTCCTTCTCCTTCGTTACTTACTCCCTCGACATCTGTTATATCTTGAGGCTTAAGATCATTTAAATCAAAAGTATACTCTGAACTCTTGGAACAAGACGGGCAGTTAGCAGTTACATCGTAAAATGAACCAAACCCTGTGATTCTTGTGGCTATCAAGACGGCATTCTTGTCTCCAAGAAGCAAATCCCCGACTTTAATACTTTTATCAACGATAACCGACTCCAATAGACGGTCGATCGCCAACTCGTTTCTTAATAATGCTTCTGATGTTAGAATATCCTCTTCTTTTGCTGTCATATGCTTAATCTCTATAACAGCTTGATTATGAAGAGGGTGACCTTCCGGGTAAAATAAACCTTTACTCGGTAGATCAACGAATTCTGTTGGATTTATAAAGGCAAATAAATCAGATGCCTGTGAAGTGGGGGGTGTTGGCGCGTCTGGTTGCGGTGCGCCTAACCGCTCTAAGTTATTTCTGCGTGACAAAAATCACCTTCTTTCTAGTATTCTATAGGTCTGTTACTGCTGCTACTGCTGGACCAGACTCGTACTCAGCCCAATCATAGCGGAAAGTGATATCAATATTAAGAATGCCATCATCTTCGTAGCTTAAATCTCCAAACTTCGCGTTTGTAATGAAAGCGTTGTTGAGAGTCCAAGTGCCTACGAGACCTCCTTGTCCATTCAACTCTTCGATTACAACATTGCCCAAAGCATTAACAGCACCTTGCTTATTAACTGTGCCCGGGGCCTGTGCTGGGTTATTGAAGACAGCCTCTTGTACATCTGGCTTTAGATATCCAGAGTTGACAAGCGCATCATATAGGATCTTGTTACCATCTGGATTGATCGCGTTAACGATTGTGGCGCTAACTGGATCCCACTCAACTACTCCTGGGTAGTAATATGTGTTGCCCAAAAACTTGTGAGCCTGCTCTGAAACTGTGTAAGCAGGCTTTGTAACAGTCTTTGCAAGATACTGCTCGTATCTAAAAGCCTGATTAGTAGATACTAGGTTTGGTAGTGAAAGCAAGAATCGGTGTCCTCTTCTTGGCTCTGAAAGTGCGCTTGTCCAAAATGGCATTTAAATGGTTCTCCTATTGTCCTATTATTATATAGTGCGGGGAGCCGGAACTCCCCGCATTTTATTAGTCGTCAAATGACGCACCAGTTCTTGTGATATTGAAGTCAATGGCAATGAACTCAATAGCTCTTGTTGGCTTCAAGTAAATCTGTGCGTACAGAATGTTTCTATCTACAAGATCCGGTGTTGTCGTTGTGTCGTCCAAAACAACCCTGTAATCGGTTAGACCAAAGTTAGTTCTAACGTTTGCTAGGAAAGGCTCAACTTGTGCCTTGAATCGTAGCCATGTTTGCTGAACGTTCGGGTCAAACAGTAATCCAGCAGCAATCTGTGAAATGCGCTTCTTAACGAAGATCATTAGGCGACGAACGTTAATTCGGTCGAGTGCTGACGGTGTAACTTGTAGTGTCTTCTGTCCGAAGATTACAATACCTTCTGCTGGGAACTTCGCAATCGGGTTAATGTTGGCAGTGTAAAGGTTGTCGCGGTCGATGCGTCGTAGCTGGTGTGCTACATCTACAACTGGAATGCCAGCAGAACCTTCTGTTAATCCACCGCGATTGAAGCCGGCTGGTGCAAACCATACCTGCGTCTTTCGCTGTGAGCTAGAGAATGTTCCGATTGCCGGGATTGAAGGCGGAAGCCATACGAACGCGCCATTAATGGTGTCGCGACCTCTGACCCATGGGTAGTAAGCACAACCGTATGAGGAGTTGAGGTTTCTACTTCTCAATCCATTGACAAGAGTTGTAATGGTTGATTGTGTGTTGTTTCTATTAATCGCAGGGCCATCTTCTCGCGGAACGAAAGCGTCCGGAAGATCGATGACTGCTAATGCATCACCACGAGCCTCGCAAGTTCTAACCAAGTGAGTAGTCAAACCGTCTTGTGTCTGGGCTGGGATGGCCGCGAGGTTCATTTCAACAACTTCTGGGTCAGCAACTGAATCGATTGCTCTTCTAATAGAGAAGAAGGCATAACTGGATGTGTCAGTTGCAGAGCCACCCATTCTCACGCCGGAGAAAGGATCCATTTCCTTAATGTCTACTCCGTCGAAGCCACCGAATAGTGGAACTGTGAAGCGATCGTAACCGGCGTCGAGGACGCCTGATACGGCGCCATTAACATTTGTAAGAGATGTGCTAGCAGAGGATCCTGTAACCCATACGCCAGAGCCAGAAACATCGTCTAGCGTGAATGTTGGAGAAAGCTCTTCCTCGGTTCCCACTGTGAAACCCACTGCGCCGCCGCGAGGGCGCAACAAATCTATAGTTGATGCAGCGAACACTGTCGAGCCGACTGTTCTCGATGTTTGTAGTCCAAAGTAAGCATCTGTTGGGTTTTGAAGGTTTCCGGCTGATGCGCTAATTCTGAGAACTGGCTCTGGGAATGTAACAGAAGAAGTTACAGCAGCAACTGAGGATCCAGAGACGATAAACACACCCGATGTCGTGTATATACCAGCTGGGACATCCGTGAAAGAACCAGAAAGCCAACTAACGCGTCTGCCAGCGCCCGTTGAAGCTGAAATATCCTTATATTTGACGATTCCCTCAAAGCCGAATGGAAGTAAAGATGGATTAGTTACGCCAGCATCAACATCAGAGTTTACATCAATGTATAAATATTGTGAGTTGTTCGGGTAGTTGCCCTTTCTAACATATCGCCTCTCGGTCTGATTCCATTCATCATATGAATCACCAATCTTGCGAGCGACGTAGTTAAGAGAGTTAGGGTTCAAATCGCAGTTGTTGAACTGCTCCACAACCCTTACAACATTGTCGCTATCGCTTAGGTGTCTTACAACAACAGAGAAAGTACCATACTGGTTTTCTTCGTTTGTTGAGCGCTTAATATCCTGAATGGATACCTTAAGGTTCTTGCTGGTCCAATCACCTGCTTCTCCTCTGGCAACAAACTTGAAAAGACTTGTTGGAGTTGAACCAGGGGATAGTTTACAGCTAATGATTTGTGGAGTTTCAGCAGCCTGTGCGTTGTATCTAAAATCATCTCCCTCGGAGGTTCCGTCTGTTAAGCGAATCCAAGCACCGGCAATATCAGAGTCGGGATCTGACAATACAGCGTCTAGGTGTCGATCGAAGGTTTCACCTAGGAAATACTTCTCTTGGTTATCTGAATCAGTAATAAAGGTGTTTAATAACTGCGGATTTGTGTTTAGAGCCTTGCGAATGTAACGGGAATCATCTCTGTTAAAGTTAGTGGTGATTGTGTCAACGGTTGTCACTCCATCGCGAATAATCGTCTTAAACTCTTTGGCATCATTGTTGGCGGATAAAACTACAACGTCGGATCCTGTAAGAGCCGTAGTAGAGTTTACATATGTAGTACCATTGTTTGTAAGGATATTACCAGAAAGTTGCAACTCCACGCCAGATTGAGCATAAACAATCGCCCCTAGCGCTCCGGTCAAAACTGTGTTGGCGGCGCCAGTTTGGAATAGAACGAGTCCCCAAGCAACACCAGAGGCACCAGCATCCCAACCAGCCTCGCCGGGGTCGCCGGCAGTAATAGAATCATCCTCGGCGCCGAGCAATCGAATGTAAGTTAAAGGAGAACTATTGCGAAGATAAGCTTGAGCAGCATACATACCATAGGTAGTTGCTGTTGTGTTGGCACCCTGGCGCCAAACATCGTCTCCGGATCTTCCGGGGTTTGGCGTACCAAATATGTTAACAAACTCTTCAAAAGAGTTAACTGTGGTTGGCCTTAGTGCTGGTCCCTTTTCAGCACGTCCAATGATAACTGGTCCGATTCCTGCTGGTGAAGCCGGAAGTTGGGAGTTGTCAATCTCGTTGACGAAAACGCCCGGGGATACAAATCGGTAATTCTTAACTGACATTCGTTCTTATCTCCTACATTTCACAAAAATGTTCAAAGTAAATAGTGTTAAATAGTATGAAGAGAATTATTCTCTGTAAAAACCATCCTTTAAGTTTTGAGGTATATCTCCTACTATTGTTCTCTCTCTTCCAAGCTTAATATCGACAGCGTTCTCGCGCTTTACAATCTTAGGCTTTTCTTGGTTCTCGCCCTCTCCAATAAGATAACCTAAAACTTCAATGTTAATGTCTGTTTCGTAGTTTCTTTGTTCCATTCCTAAGTTGGCTTGGTTAGAGTTATTACTAAAACCGCCATCAATAAAGACTTCATAATAATGACCCTCGGCTTCGATACGCTTTGGAGTCCTAGAGTTGCCAGGAACTGTAATGAACGGGCGAATAAGTTCATTCATTTGCTGTTGATATTCAGTGCGAATAGAAATCTGATACATTACCTTTACCCATGTAGGGATCGGCATTGTAATAGTTTCATATACCACTTTCGCAGTAGGCATGTTCCTTTTGTTCGTGTTTAGCATTTTGCTGGTCACATCTTTATCTGCGCCATACTTTCTATTTGCTAAAGCGTTTTGAAACTCTGCTGTCTTCTTTTGGTTGATTTGGCGCGCGATGGTAATCGTTCCGCCCTTAGCATCATCAACAGGATAAAGGTTAGCAAACACAGTTCCACGATAGTTCTGTTCTTTTGTTACATTAGATCTGTTTATCGTAATCAAAGGAAGGATTAGTGTTTCTTCCTTATCTCTTAGATCTTTATTGTGTTTTATTTGAAAGGAGCGTTCTGCTGTGACCCATAGGACAGGTACTTTC